ATAAGGATTTAAAATGGCCCAAGTTGACAATCTAATATCAATAATTACTAGTGGTGCTCGTACCAATAAATATAGGATATTAATCCCAGGAACAAATAGTAGAGATTTATCTATAGTATGTACATCAACAAGTTTGCCAGGAAGAGTCATAACACCGGTTGATGTTGTTATTAAAGGTAAAAAAGCACAATTAGCAGGAGAAACCCAGCTAGAAGGTAGTTGGGGTGCATCTTTCTATAATGATTCTGCTATGTCTTCAAGAATTTATTTTACAGATTGGATGAGAACTATACACGACTTAAAAACACCAGCTACTGAAACAGATACTTTAACCAATATTTTAGGTCTTTTAAATTCAGGACTATCTAGAAATGTTATTGCTAATGAGTATGTAAAACAAACATTGAATAGTTTTAATAAAGATTATATGCAAAATATCAATATCCAACAGTTAGATCATGATAATAATGTGGTATATGAAATTCAGTTAGTTGGTGCTTTTCCAATAAATATTGACCAAAATGATTTTAACAGCCAGACTGGCGAAGTATCTCAAACAAATGTAACGTTCGCTTACAGTGACATAAATTATCTTTAATACTATAAAGATTTATAAATAAATAAAAAAGGTTCAAAATGGCAAATATTGAAGAATTTATTGGAACATTAGGAACAGCTGCAAGAGCTAACAAATACAGAGTTTCTTTTTCATTTCCAAGCGCAGTATCAATTGAAACTAGTTTAGTAGATGTAGATACTTTAGCAAAATCAGCTTCTGCTCCTGGTAAAGAAATTGGTATTATTGAAATAGCTACTCAAGGTAGAATAGTTAGATATCCAGGTGATACCACTTTTGATGGAACTTGGTCAGTAGATTTTTATTCTACAGAAGATCATAAACTAAGATATGATATGTTAAAGTGGATGGATGCTTGTGATTCATACCAAAAAAATAGACATAGTGGTGATGTAAGAGCTATTTATTCAGATTTAAGAGTTGAACAATTAGATTCTGCTGGCGAAGTAACAGCTACATATACTTTACATGGTTGTTGGCCAAGTAATGTTGCAGAAATTCAATATGCTGACGATACTCAAGATACAGCATTAGAATTTAATGTAACATTTACTTATAATGATTGGGTTGTTGGAAAATCTCAATTTAATGATTTCAAAGTTTCAAACCCCACAAAGAATAAAATAGCTTAAGTTTATTTTATAAATATATTAGCAACAGTGGACAGTGATAGGCTCATAAATGCTGCATATAGTGAAGAGCTATAAGCCATAGAAAAAGTACTAGTGATTACACTTTCATTTGTTGACTATTAATTTATAGGACTTAAAATGTCATACCTTTCAGCAGGCGTTTACATTAAAGAATTTGATAATTCTACAATTGTACCAAACGTTTCAACTTCAATGTCATACTTCGCAGGTAATTTTACAAAAGGTGCTATCGAAGAACCTTTTGTTGTTACTAATAAAACTGAATTAGAAAACAATTATGGAATACCAACTAACACGAATTACAACGAATGGTTCCAGTGTAGTAAACTTCTAGATTATTCTAACCAATTAACAATTTCAAGAGCTTATACAGCAGGAACTTGGAAAGCAGATTCTACTAATGATACTTTAGTAACTGTCACAAGTGCTGCTTCAATCGCAGATACTACATTAGATATTTCATCAATTGGTTCTTTAACTATTGGTGATATTATAGCATTAGATGCTTCTGTAGATCCAACTCAGGTAGTTTATATTATTACAGATTTTAATATTGTAACACCATCAATTACTATTTCAAGATATGACTTAGCAACTGAATCTAAAATCGTAGGTGGCTTAAACGTTGCTTTAAGTAGCACTGAATCATTATTCAAAATAGATTATACTAGAAATGCTAGTGGTCTTGCTATTTCAGGAAGAACTTCAACTGTTACACCTGTAGATGCTCAAGTATCTAATATTTTAGTTAAAAATGATTCTGATTTTGAGATTATCCAAGATAGTTTTTCATTCTCTTCTTTAGAAGAAAAAGTTAGATTTATAGCTAGAACAGCTGGTGATGTAAATAATGGTATTGAAATTGCTATTGCGAATTCATATGATTTTATTGATTACAAAGATAGTTTAGATCAAATTTCTGATACAAAAGCAGAAGCATTTGAAGGTGTTAGTCTAAATAGTCTATTTGATTATATCCCAGTGAATGAAGAAATAGCAGTTATTATTAGACAAGGTGATATTATTGAATCATATATTGTTTCTTTCGACGAAACTTCAGTTGATGCTAATAATAAATCTAAGTATATTGAAAATGTAATTAACGAAAATTCAAGTTTAGTTTATGCTATTGATAATAAATCAGAAAGCACATTGCATACAATAAATGTTAACATTGACGGTTCAACACCAACTACAGAATCATTTAGTACTTATATTATTTCTCATATCTTTGCGGATTCTCAAGGTTCTACTAAAGCAACCCCAATGCCAGTAGCTAATCCAAATACTGTTATTGGTAATATTTCTTTAAGCGGTGGTTTAAATCCTGAAGTATCTATTGGAGACATTAGAAATGCTTACTTTGAAGTAGAAAATAAAGAACTATTTGAAATTGATATCATTATTGGTAACGAAAAAGATGAAGCATCTGCTGCAATCGAATTAGCTAATAATAGAGCAGATTGTATTGCTTTTGTTGGTGCTTTATATTCTGATACAGTTGGTAAAAAATCAGCCCAAGCTACTCAAAACTTAGTTAATTATATTACAAGAAATGCATCAGCTCCTATGAGAACTATGTTTGCGACATTCTTTGGTAACTATGTTAGAATTTATGATAACTATAATAAAAAATATAGATGGATTAATATTGCTGGTGATGCTGCCGGATTAAGAGCTAATACAAATACTAATCAAGCATCTTGGTGGTCTTCAGCGGGTCTTAAAAGAGGTGTTATTAGAAATATTGATAAACTAGCATTTAGTCCTAATCAAGCTCAAAGAGATTCATTGTATAAAAACAGCATTAATCCTATTGTTAACTTACCAGGTGAAGGTAATGTTTGTATGGGCCAGAAAACTCTTCTTGGTATTAGTTCAAGTTTTGATAGAGTTAACGTTAGATCGTTATTTAATACTCTTGAAAGAGCTATGTCAAAAGCAGCAAGATCTAGTTTATTTGAATTCAATGACGCATTTACTAGAAATGGTATATTAGCGATGTTTAATCCTTATTTATCTACAGTAAAAGCCGGTAGAGGTGTAGAAGATTTCTTGGTTATTTGTGATACAACTAACAATACACCGGATGTTATTAGCCGTAATGAATTAGTTACTGATATATTAATTAAGCCACCATATTCAACAGAATTTATTAATCTTAATTTTAATAATGTAGGTACTAGAAGTTTTGCATCTGTAACAAATGCATAATATTAAGCAGCATTCGCTGCTTTTAATTTTTTAGTTTTAGTTTTTAGTTTCTCTAATTTTTTTAATTTTTCATCTATAATTTCATTTAATACTTCATCAATTCTACTTTTCAAAGAACCAGATTCTTGCTCAAATCTTTTTTCTAAACATTCTTCAATATCTTCAATAATTATTTTGTTATTTAAGTGTTTAATAGATTCTTTATTAAGGATTAACATATCGCACATATATTCGACTGCCATATAATCATATTTCATTTTTTTCATTTTTTTCCTTATTTAACTCAGTAGACCAATAACTACCGAAATTTAAAGTTAAAGATTATCATACACCACTTACAATAATCTATTCCTAATGGTTTTAAACAAATTGGGTATTCAAAAAATATTTTAACTGATAACCACACAGTTAATGATATCCCCTGCTTATTTCAAAGCCTCTCCAATGATATCTTCCGATAATATTACCTCTTATTATTTTTCTTTACATTTTACTCTATAAATATTGTTAATTTTGAATTTTTTCTGGCCGTTATAGTATGACATAGGTCTTTTTACTGTTAATTTTTTAAATTTACCATCTAAAATAAGAATTTCTGAATAAACATAATACAGTTTTAAAAACTTACCATGTTCAATTACTTCAAAATCATAGTTATTTAGAATTTTTATTAATTTTGAAGAAATTAATTCATCAGATTCTAATCTATTACCTTCAATTCTTGCATCAACGTCAAATAATAAATTGCTTAGATAACGATCTTTTAAATTGTGGCTTGACACTTCTTCATAATAAATAACAGGGTCTTTTAATCGTTCTTTAGAAAGATAACATATATTTAATAGATCAGAATAATTATCAATTTTTTCTTCTATGTTAATACTATCATTAATACCTATTTCTTTAAGAACTTTTTGATTTAGTACAGAAACACCTTGAGAGTATATTAAGTGTTTATAAGACTGCTTAGTAACTTGTAAGTCTTTGCCTTCTTCTTGTCTTTGTTTTAGAAAAATTATATTATATTTTCCTAAATAAGTAAATTGAGATCCACATGGTGTTTCATATTTTCTACCAGGGATAAGATCTTTTTTATCAATGATAGTCTCTGTTCTTTTATCATATTTTTCTTTCCACTTACTATACATTTCTAGATTATAGACTGACCTATCATTACCAATAATATACTCACCCTTAAGCTTTAAACCTTCTATCACTAAATTTTGTTCTTTACAAAAAGTTAAAAATCTTCGTAAATCAATATCAGCGACAGTCTGATTTAATTTCTTTGAATATAATTTAAAACCATCTTTTGATCTATAAGTGTCTGGTACCATCTCCCAATCATCTGATAATTGAGGCTTAATTGTTGTTTTCATACTAACAAAATTTTTAAATAACTTAACATTATAACTACAATACATTATTTTCCTTTAAAATAAAGTTCTAGATTTTTTATTGAATATCTTTGCATATAACTATCATTTAATAAGACTCTGGTTTTCTCTTAGATAATCTAAAAAATAATCATTTAGTTTATCATTTTCGATATTAAATAAGTCAAAATTATATTTCGATTGAAGTATATCAATCATTTGACCGAGTCTAATATCATTATCAACACAAATCTTTTTAATATTTAACATAATCTTATCAAGATCTTTGATTCTTTTTTCTTTAAAGTCCATTTAATTCCTTTAAATCTTGTTCAAATTTTTCACTAAATAATTTAATATCTTCATTTTGTTTTGGCGAAGATATATAAACTTCGTAGTCATGATCTTTGTCATCAGAAAATAAAGAATTTGCAAGAACTTCCATAGACCATCTTGCTTTCTCATAGTCTTTATATGATGTAATATCAAATGACTGTTTAGTATTTGTGTCAGTTATAGCAAAATATACTTTAGTCTTCATTGTTAATTTCCATCATTGCCTCAATAGCAACTTCTAAACATACAATTTTTCCATTAATTTCATTTTTCTTTTCGATAGATACGTTATCTAACCCTAAAAGTTCTTCTTTCATCTCTAATAAAACTATTAATTCTTTTTTAGCTTCAATTACATTAAACATTTTTAAGTCCTTATATTTTATATGTTATATTATATACCATTTAACATTAAAGTATCATTAAAAAGACATCATTTACATTAATTGTAAATATTGCTTTTAAAACGTAATTATTCAAAAAATAACTTTTCTTGTTCTATAATGTTTCTAATTTTACTAACAAACTCATCATTATAAGGGTCGCATTTTGGATCATCTGAAGAATATACAACATAGTGATACTCGTATTCTTGATCATAATATACACTGAAAAAAGCATTAAAAGACTCATTTAATTTTCTTATAACCCCTTTAAAATCTTTAATATCATCTTCTGTAATATTTCTAATTATAATAGGTTCTTCGTATTTATCCATATAATTATAGTGAGTACCATCGAGAACTATTTCTGAGTTAAAAAGCATATAAAGATCCTGTGTAAGAAATTTCATCAAATTCGGAGAAAGTTGGTATAGAGAAAGACTTCATCATATTTTCGATCACGTAATAAGGTATCACTTTTCCTGTTTCATTTCTTTTTCTATTTCTAGTGATAATAGTATCAAAATTCTCTAAAAATATAACAGCTTTTTTATTATAATCTTTTAAGTTAATCAACCACTTTCGTCTAGATTTAGGACTCATATTAGTCATATCTACTATGATATCTTTTTTATTTTTAATTGCTGTATTATATTTTTTCATTAAAAGCTTATCAACTTCTGAATTATCTTCTTTAGTTAATGAATCCCAACACTCACTATAAGTAGAAGTGTTATACTTTTTCTTAGCATAATCCATTAGTTCAAAATCTCTACTAACGATAACTTCATCTTTTATATTGTTATCAACCCAAGTTGACTTGCCAATACAAGGTGGTCCAACTAACAAAGTAATAGATTTAGTGTACTCATTTTTTTCAATAGATTCAATTTTATCAGCAATTTCAGGTCCATAAATTTCATTACCTAATTTTAGTGCTATTCTCTTCTTAGAATCTACTGTAGTATAAAATCTACCTGAGTGATCATATTTAACTTGCTTTATAAAAAATGGAAATAATCTTTGTCTATTTTTCCATTTTTTTATAACGTCTTGTGGTTTAAACTCTTTGCCATCTTTAATATAATTAAAAAGGGTACCATGAGAAGAAATAATTACCAAAATA